TATACCGGTCAGTTTATTACTGTTACTGGGATACCTAGTAGCGGTAAGTCTGATTTTGTTGACCAAATGGTTGTAGGTTACAATCGTAATTATGGTTGGAAAACAGCTTTTGCATCACCTGAAAATGCTCCTACATATTTACATGCTCACAAACTAATGCGTAAGACATGGGAGGGTATGCCAACATCAGAAGATATACATGGCGATAAATGGAATAATGTATCTAGTCACGTAAACGATAATTACTTTTTCATAGATATGGAACGTTACACATTGGAATCTGTGCTACGTAAAGGTGCAGAGCTTGTTAAACGTAAAGGTATTAAATGTTTAGTTATTGATCCATTTAATAAAGTTAGAGATGTTGATTGTAAAACAGAAGATGTTAATCGTTATACAATGGAATATCTCACTAAGATAGAAACGTTTGCTAAAAAGTATGATGTACTTGTGTTTGTAGTTGCGCATCCAACAAAGATGTACAAAGACAAAGACGGTAAAATGGAAGAACCAACTATGTATAACATTAAAGGCGGTGGTGAATGGTATGATGCTAGTTACCATGGTATATTAGTACATAGAGATTACGAAGCTAAAACTGTTAAAGCTAAAGTTTTAAAAGTTAAGTTTCAAAACCTTGGTGAAAACGGTGCTGAAGCACATTTTAAATGGGAACACAAGTCGGGTTGTTTTATTCCATTTGAACCATTAAATATTAATAACGAACCAATGCCGTGGGAATAGATGCCAGCAAAGAAAAGAAAAGACACGATGGGACAGTATATGCCTACCTCGGAGGAGCAGAAGGCGTATCACTGGTGTATAAACAATTCGATACTTATATCCCCATTCGCGACTGGGAACGGGAGCTGGTACATAGAGATCAAGATTGGTGGCAATATAAGTAGGTCACCCGAGCCATATGGTCCAACAACTATATGGATAAAGCTATATGAATTTTATAAATATTATTACGACAAATATGCTAAATAGTTATAACAATGCAAATGAAGCTTATGAAGCATTATTAGATGATGCTATATTAAATGGTATTGAATTTGATAATACTAAAGCTTTGTTTAACTGTGGGTTTTATATACGTAACCCGTTGGATAATCATATAACCAACAAAGAACGTAATTGGAAGTTAGAGTATGCTGAAGCTGAATGGCAATGGTATCTATCTGGTGATCCTAATATAATTAAATTAGGTCAGCTTTATGGTAAAATACCACCAATATGGGAACGTATGGCTGACAGCAAGGGTAATGTAAATAGTAACTACGGTTATCAATGGAAACGAAATAATCAAATAGATTATGTTGTTGCTAAATTAAAAGATAATCCTAATACAAGACACGCTGCAATAAGTATATATGACTGTAAAGAGCATAATACTTATTCAAAAGATACACCGTGCACGTATGCAGTTCAATTTACAATTATAAACAATAAACTAAACATGTCTGTTTATATGCGTTCTAATGACATCTGGTACGGTTTCTGTAATGATCAGTATCAGTTTTCATCATTACAAAAAATGATTGCAGACAGACTGTCTATTGATGTCGGTTGGTATTACCACCACGCACACAACATGCATCTATATAATAATAAATTATAATTTATGTATTATTTATACCACATACCAGGTAAAAAGATAGGAGTTACATGTAATCTTAATAAACGCGTAACCCTTATACAAGGCTATAAGGAGGGAGAGTATGAGGTTCTTGAGCAGTCAGAAGATATAGATTATATATCAGACCGCGAAATAGAACTTCAACTGTCTTATGGCTATAAGAAAGATAGAAAATTATATAAAAATTTATTTAATAAAATGAAAATAAACGCAACAGAACAAACCTCAACTTTTCCTGTACCTGTTAATAAATTAAAAGGTCAATTAATGGATAACGTAGGTTTAACTTGGCAAACGGAATTTGGCCAGTTTGAAATTACTAAACAAAATATTCCGTGGATTATGGCTAATGTAAAAACATCTATGTTTAATGAAAATAGAAGTTATATTTACAATAAAGCTTTTTATGAATCTTATTTTAATAAAGATCATAACCCTGACTTAGTATTAACAAACAATCATTTTCCTGACCGGTTTGATTTAATAAGAGATTGGGCTGCAACAAGAGGTTTATATAATCAAGGTAACTCACATACGCAATATGTTAAGCTTCAAGAAGAAGCTGGAGAGCTAGCAAAAGCATTACTTAAAAATGATAAACCAGAAATTATAGATGCTATAGGTGATATAGTCGTTGTGCTAACTAATCTAGCTCATTTAGAGGGAACAGATATAGAAGAATGTATTGACGCTGCTTATGTAGAGATAGCAGCACGTACAGGTAAAATGATTAACGGAACATTTGTGAAAGATGAAAATTAAAACTGAAGACAAGATAGTACAAGCTGTACTAAGGAAGATGGACGAACGTAGCTTAATAGGTCAAAAGAAATATGGAGCTACAATGATGCAAGAGATTGAAGGTCAGAAAAAAGATCTTAATCGTTTTCTAGTTGATGTACAAGAAGAATTAATGGACGCGCTGCTTTATATTGAAGCCGCTAAACGTTGTTTGACTGACGAGATCGAAGAAGCAATGTTAAACAGAATCCAAGTTCATGAAGAAGAAGAATTATAAAAGAAAAAAAGGTCCTGTACAATCAAAGAAAATAATATATGACGGAATAAAATTTGCATCAGGCTTAGAACGTTATATGTATATGGCTTTAAAAAAAGCAAAGATAAGAGCTTTATATGAAGGAGAAACATTTGAATTACAAGAAGCATTTGATTTTCCATTTGAGTCTTACGAACGATGTGGAAACGGTAAAGGAGATTATAAAAACAGAGGTAATAAAAAAATCTTTAATATAAAATATACTCCTGATTTTGTTGGAAAAGGTTTTATAATAGAAACTAAAGGACGAGCAAATGAATCGTTTCCACTTAGATGGAAGATGTTTAAAAAGCTTTTAGCTGAAAACAAAATAGGACCTTTTACATTATATAAACCACAAAATCAAAAGGAATGCGACGAAACAATAAGGTTAATCCTAAGCTCTCGAAGTTAATAGCTAGACAAAAATATGCTGAAAGGCAAATAGATAGATTTGTTAAGTGGTCTTTTGATGTTAAAGGATATGTTAAGTTAAAAGATATAATAAAACTACAAGATAAATATAATATAAAATGTTATGGCTAAATTAACTTTATCGGCTTATGTAATAAAAGCTAGAAAAAAAAGACCAGGCGTACACGCTAAAACGAGAAATAGTAATAATAAACAAAGTAAATATTATGTCAAAAAATATAGAGGGCAACAAGTAACACACGTGTTATATCTTCCATTCATCGATATAGCATTAGAAATATATAAATAATGAAAAAAATAATTTTAGTATTAAGTTTGCTTTTATCATCTTTAACTTTTGCACAACAAGAGTTTGAGGGTGTTTGGCAACAAAAACAAAACAAAGATAATATATTAATAGTATATGTAGAACAGGATAACATTCAATTTTATAATTATAAATTAAACGAAGAGTTTCATATTAATGAAATTGCGTTAGATGTATCAGAAGATCATATACATACGTTGTATAACAACTTATTAGAAGATGTTACTTATGATTTATATTATAATTTAAAAAACAATAACACACTAATAAGAGGATCAGAAGAATTAAAAACAGAAATAATTTTTAAAAGAATAGATTAAATGGGGTTATTTGATGAACGTATACCGTATAAACCTTTTGAGTACCCTGAATATTATACTGAGGGTTGGTTGAAACAAGCTCAAGCATTTTGGTTGCATACAGAAATACCTATGTCAGGTGATGTAAAAGACTGGAACGAAAAATTAACAAAAGAAGAAAAGCATTTAGTAGGTAATATACTTTTAGGTTTTGCTCAAACTGAATGCGCTGTGTCAGATTATTGGACACAAAAAGTCGTATCATGGTTTCCAAAACATGAGATACAGCAAATGGCTATGATGTTCGGCTCACAAGAAACAATACACGCTGTAGCTTATAGTTATTTAAATGAAACACTTGGACTTGAAAACTTTGAAGCGTTTCTTCATGAACCCGCGACATCGGAAAGATTTGATAATCTGGTTAGTTATGACGGTAATGATACTGTTGGCATTGGTAGAAGCTTGGCAGTGTTTTCAGCGTTTGCAGAAGGCGTTAGTTTGTATTCAGCTTTCGCTGTTTTATATTCTTTTCAGTTACGTAACCTTCTCAAGGGGATCGGACAACAAATGAAATGGTCTGTAAGAGATGAGTCATTGCATAGTAGAATGGGTTGTCAATTATTTAGAGATATGTGTAATGAAGATAAACTGTTGTTAGAAAATTGTAGAAAAGATATTATATCTGCAGCTGAAACAATGGTTAAACTAGAATGTAATTACATAGATAAAATGTTTGAGATGGGTGATATTGAGGGTATTAAATCTAATGATTTAAAACATTTTATAAAGAAAAGAACAAATGAAAAATTAGTTGAATTAGGTTATGTAGATCTTGGTTCATATTTTGCATATGACAGTGATGCAGCAAATAATCTTAATTGGTTTTATCATCTAACAGGAGGTCATACTCATACAGACTTTTTCGCTATAAGACCTACTGATTATTCTAAAGCAAATGAAGGGGAGGATTTTGAAGACGTATGGTAATGACAATGAAAAGAAAATGGAGGTATAGATTACTAAAATTTTTAAGATACACAAATAAACTAACTAGTTATCAAAAGTTTGCATCTCGCGTTGGATACGCGGGTGCAGCTTTTTTGATGGCTGGACAATGGACTTTAGAACCTATATTATTCATAATAGGTTTCATATGTGTGATTGTACAAGTATCATCACGTAAACAATGGAATCTAGTTGCTTTAAACCTAAACGGTTTAATTGCATGGTTAACACATTTTTTAAAATGATATATATACAAGATAATTTTTTACCACCTAAACTATATAAAGAGTTATTAAACTATTGTGATGAGTTTAAGGAGGTTAAATTTCCTGACAAATCTTTTTGGGTTAAACAACTACCTGAAGAATTTAAAAATTATATAATAGATAGGTTAGAAAAAATAGAAGGTAAAAAAATAAATAACATATTAGCTTTTGCTAGAGAAGCCAAACAAGGTCAAGACAATAGTTGGCGTATACATAACGACACTATAATTGAGGGTCAACAACCTGATCGTGCTATTGTTTTATTTGTTAAAGCAAATGAAGACAAGTTACACGGCACAGCATTTTGGGAGCATGAAAATTATGGTCACACTTATATTGAATCTGATGTGGAAGAATTTAATCGCATGCTTGCTGAAGATGCAAATGACAAATCAAAATGGAAATTAAATTCAATAGTAGGTTACAAAGATAACAGACTATTGTCTTACCCTTGTGAATATTTTCATAGTAAATATCCTAATGAATATACAGATCAAAGAATAGTAGTAGTAATGTTTTATAAATATATATGAAAGGGAAAAAACAAAGCAAGGTAGAAGTCTTGCAAAACAAAGTACAGGCTTTAACTAATGTTGTTAGAGAGCTTATAAAAGAAATACAAGCTAATACAAGTTTAGCTCAAGGAACTTTAACAGCTTTTCAATTACACATTGGTAAAGACGAGTGGGAAAAAATAGTAGAAGAATTATACAACAAAGAGAAAAGAGATGTGGAACAACGAATGGAAAAAGGGGATTGATTATCCTAAGTGGGGAGATACAGAGGTTTATAAAAAAACTATAGCTGGTGGTTATTTACTACAAGACGAAACTCCTCGCGACGCATATACTCGTGTTGCTAAGACCGTGGCTAGAAGATTATACAAGCCAGAATTAGCTGATAAGTTTTTTGATTATATATGGAACGGGTGGTTATGTTTAGCTAGTCCTGTATTATCAAACACTGGCACTGATCGTGGGTTACCAATAAGTTGCTTTGGTATCGATGTTGCTGATAGTATACAAGATATAGGTCAGAAAAATTTAGAGATGATGCTGCTCGCTAAGCACGGTGGTGGAGTTGGTATCGGTGTAAATCAAATAAGACCCGCCGGCGCTAAAATAACAGGTAATGGAACAAGTGACGGAGTTGTACCATTTTGTAAAATATATGATTCAACTATACTTGCCACTAATCAAGGATCTGTCCGAAGAGGAGCGGCATCAGTTAATATCAATATTGAACATGACGATTTTGAAGAATGGCTCGAGATTAGAGAACCCAAAGGAGACGTCAATAGACAATCTCTTAACCTCCATCAATGTGCGGTCATCGGTGATAAGTTTATGCGAAGACTTGAACAAGGAGATAAGAAGGCTAGAAAACGATGGGGCAAACTCTTACAGAAACGAAAGGCTACTGGTGAACCTTATATTTTATTTAAAGGAAATACAAATAAGCAAAACCCAACAGCTTACAAAGACAACGGTTTAAAAGTACATATGACAAACATATGTTCAGAGATCACACTACACACAGATGAGAATCATAGCTTTGTATGTTGTTTATCATCATTAAATCTAGCAAAGTATGAAGAGTGGAAAGGTACAAACCTTATTTATGATAGCATATGGTTTCTTGATGGAGTCATGGAGGAGTTTATACAACGAGCTAAAGGTTTACGAGGATTTGAAAACGCGGTCCGTTCAGCTACCAAAGGCAGAGCATTGGGCCTTGGAGTACTACTTGCTCAGTTTGAGACTAGGAAAATTTTTAGTCAAATTAAAATTGAATCTGAAAGAGCTAGTATGTCACTTGCAGAAACATATGGAGAACCTTTATGGTGTGCTGGAACTGGCCTTCGTAATACTCACCTACGTGCTGTTGCTCCTACTGTTAGCAATAGCAAGCTTAGTGGTAATGTGTCACCGGGTATTGAACCGTGGGCTGCTAATGTATTTACAGAGCAATCAGCGAAAGGAACGTTTATAAGAAAAAATCCTACGCTATTAAAGTTATTAAGAAAACTTAAAATAAATAATAATGAAACATGGGATAAGATATTGGCTGATGGTGGTAGTGTTCAAAATATTACTGAACTT